TTGCCAAGTACCACCGTTAATCTTCTGCTCAATATCATCTTTCTCATCTTTGCTCATTGGTATTTTAGTAACATCCTTCGGGTCTTGCTGGCCTGACACAAGGAACTTACCAGTATAACGGACATTGATGTTCTTAGAATCTAGTGAGACTTCAGAGTTGCTTATTACTTTATACAACGCATCAATCCGGCTGAATCCCTTGAACCAGTTACCAACTCCGTTAGAAAGATCGTTGATAGTTGCTATTTTCTTCAACGGAAATTTAAATACTGTACCATCTTCATAACGGTAAATTATAACTGTTCCCATTAACTCATTCAGTTTGGCATTAGACAGTATTAATTTATCCTTCTCGTTTTCTATACTTAACGGCCATTCAATTTTGTGATTTTCTAACCAATACATTGGAGCATTTTCACGATCAACTAAGTTACTATCCATATACAAGTAAGCATTGCCAACCATTTTCCAAAACATATAATCCCAAAGGAACTGTGATCCTGATTGTAAAGGATTAGGGTTATTTAATCTTTGTATCGCAGGATCATCCGGTAACTCATTTTCATTATCATCATACACATACACTTTTGCAAGTGAAAACAAATCGCATTGCAAACAGAAAACTTTAAGTAGTGCAGGATTAGAAAATATTATCCTGATCTTATCAACATCATCGGTATAGGTATTAAAAACGGGGGCGGCTGACCAAAATCTAAAGGGTAAGAAGCCTGAACGAATGTAATCCCTCGTTCTAAGAAACATATTTGACCACCCAGATAACCAGCTCAAATTGTGATTTTGGTACTAAAAGTAAGATAAATTTAATAAATCAATTATATTTTACGGATAATGCCCTGAGATTGTAGGAACATGGCAACGTATCTAATACCATCGCAATGATGGTCATTGCCATCTTCGGGTTGATCGGTCACAATGCCATTAGTATCTAATTTTCGGCAATATGTTTCTTGTTCAAAGGCTATATTCTCACTATCTGAAGTGTAATAAACATTCAGATTATTCACCAAGTCAATGCCATCAATAACACTACTCTTTTCGGGGCCGGTTTGTTTCTTCTCAACGGCAACGGCATAATCCCATCCGTTTTCTCTTAGTGCTATTATTTTATTTGGCCTATTGCTGTCACATATTACAGGCCTGGAAAAATCAATGCCAAGTTTTCTAAACATCCAGCTTACTATACCCTCATCGGCAACGGAAACTTGCTGTAAATCCTGAATTGACATTTTTGATCTCAGTTCGTTTTCGCTTTTATAATTTAATTCCCGCACATACAAACTACCATCATAATATTTTACTTCACCGATTGCCCAATTATCAACTGATCCCCAATCTGAGTAATAAAATTTAGAGACATTAATATTGTGGTAATCGTTTAATGAAATTTCTTTCCACTTATAAATCCTATTAGGTAATTCTGAATGAAGCCCCAATCCATAAACTTCCCAGTGAAAAACAGATGCACTTTTTTCGCTTTCATTAAGTCTACATCTTATTAATTCTTTTATTTGATACTTTGTTAATTGCGCTTCATTTTTTTCTACATCATAATTCATTGCGTCCTTCTCTGTAATTATTTTATTAATAACAGCATCACAATGAGAAACGGGTTGGTAAGATAGTATTTGATCTTTTGCTTTTTTTGGGCAAAATGGGTTATCTCTAAACGTAGATTTTAAAACTATGGAAGTTTCTTTGCTCTTTTCTATATCAATCCAATGTCTTTTTTTTGGATTCCAATCTACAATCATAAAGTCTGCGGTACGCTGAGACAATTGCTTATAAACTTCGTGTGCAAAATTATACGGCTCGTTTACGTGGCAAACATCCTGCGTCATTCCCATAACCTTGTCATCATCATCTAAGCCAGTAAATCTAATAGTTGATCCGGTGTGCTTCATTGTCCAAATATGCTTGGTCTTGTTTTCAACAAAGAACTTTCTTAAATCCTCTATCTTCAATAATTGATGATACTCTTTAACTGTTATCTTGCCATCACTAAACTGAATAGTTCTGCCACATGGATCTGATAACCATTTAATCCATTCGGTTTCTACAATATCTCTGCAATCTATTGCAGTATCTCTTAAAACAGTAATTACCTTTTGATAGTTTTCGTATGAATATTTAAAATGAACTTGAAAGTCTGACCAAGTTTTAGAGGAACGAGATGATCCTTCTTGACAAATTAACTTATACCTCTTAGATTGTATGGCATTCCATGTATCAAGAAACACCTCGGTAGCAGGAAAGTTTATTACAGGACGTTGTATATCTGTTATCACACTTCAAATTTACTTTTTTCCGGGTATAACTGATTAGCTACTTTCAACACATACCCCTCCATATTATCCTGTGTTGAGAAGAAAGGACGTCCTTTAATTCGTTGCCTGATCTCAGTAGTATTTAATTCACCTCGTAATTTACAATCTGCAATATCAATTCCTGGCAAGTGGTTACGATTAGCATAAGTAGTCTTGAGAAGAAAATCGCTATCCTCATCTTCGATCAATGATGTGTCAATAACCATCGGCGCATGGACTTCGAAATGTAACCAATCAGGAGGGCAGGATAACAACATATCTTTGAAACGACGTTCTTTAGTCCATTGAATAGCTTCTTTACAAGTCCCACGATAATAATTTGGTAGAAATGAATCAAATGGCTGTAAAGCAAATATATCATCATGGCATAACAGCAACTTAGTTTCAGGGTAAATGTATTGTTTAGCCGTGAGTAGCTTCTTATAAACCGAATATTCCTTTCGCTTATCAATATCGCTATGTTGCAAATGAAATCCCTTAAACCATGCCGGGCGATCACCAACTAGAATAAGCCCGTCCATATCCTTAAAATACTTTACCATTGAACGTATGGAGTATTTTAATTCTAATCCATCGTCTTTGGTTTGGGTATATGGGTAGAAAACGGTCATTCTAATTCGTGCATTAAAGATGTGTAGGCTTCTTTAATCAGCCATCGTGAATGACCAAAAGTTATGACGGTACAAACACACGAGCATATAAGCATCCAGGTATAGAATAATACATAAATCACTTTCATACATAAACCTCCCACTCAGCATCAGGGTTTACAGGATGATAATTTTGTTGTTGTATAGTTAGCTCAGGTAATTCTATATCATTTGGTATTAAATCTTTCCTAACCAAAAACAAATTCTGGTTAAGGTGATTTAAAATAATACAATACCCATACTTGTAACAGAATCGAATAGCCGCCCCGAAGCTATAACCGTACTTATTAGTCTCGTCCCATATATAACCAGGTTCATACTTTAGCTTAACTGATAGTGATGGGTCAAGTGTCCCGTTATACTCAGTACAAATAACACTCGGCAAATAAGCCGGAACAACCTTCTCCAATATATCCAAATCGAATGAATCAATATCAATAGTAAGTAAATCGAATTGAAAAGGAACGTTAAGCGATTCTAAGAAAGGTAAGATATTATCAGGTGTGATGTATAACTTGAATATCGTGTTATCGTCATCATTGTTCGCATCAACTCTTATAACTCTCCAGCCTTGTTCAATCAATTGTTTAGTGTTACTCATTTCGCCGTGTCCGTAAAACCCTGCTCCAATATCCACTGCCCATTTATTTGTTGGCTGTATATGTTTGAAGATATAGGCGATTATTTCAGATTCGCCGAACTGAGACGGGCCACCTCTGAAGTCTTTCTTTTGTAGTTCACCTATCCAGTTCATAACAATATCGGTTTTAATCTTTCCGTCCAATTATATTTTTCGTGAATTAGTTTGCAGCCAGAAGTGGTAATCCGATTTCTTTGATCACCGTTTTTTAAATAAAATTCAATTAAATATTCTAACTCATCTAAATTTCTCCAGACTTGTAAATGAATACCGTCATCAAACTCCTTCTCAATATCCTTATGCCTATACGCCAAACACATCGCACCAGAAGCCATTATTCTAAACATCCTGTCCGATGTATAGCTACCAAGATCCATGTGAGATAAATTAATCCCGATCTTAGCTGAACGATAAACGGCGGCTTCCTGCTCCTGTTTATAGTTCAAGTCCTGCACACCTGAACCCCATCCCCTGCCATATACTTGAAACCAGGGCTTGTCTTTGAAACGTTCAACCATTTCCTCCCTTAGCTTACTCAATGGAAACTGTGACCCGTGATTATTGCCCATAAACACAACGGGGGCTGTCTGTACTCGTTTACCTTCTGGCTTATAAATATTCAGGTCGCATGAAATCTGCATATACTTTGCGCCGGGTACTTCGGCAACCCAATCGGTATTTGTAAACAACGTAGTGCAATAAGGAACTAAATCAAAAAACCATTTAGGTATCTCTGGTACTACATCACCTGAAAAGTTAAAGAATCTTATGTTAGGATATTTCTTCAGCATGGCCGCACTAATAATATTCGGCGTTTGTATCTGCATAAAAACAGTATCAGGCTTATGTTTTTTAATTAATACTTCTAAATCTATCATGGCCCTGCGAGGACGTTGCACCCATGAAAATTCTGTGTAGCGATCAGATAACTTACGCATGGCATTGCGCAAACCTTGTTGAGGTTCGTGTTTAGAAAATAAACCAAAGTGTAATAAATTCATTTAGATAAGTAATGAGATAGCCAATGATTATAAATTTTCTGAGCATCTATTTCGGGATCAACATTAGGGTCAATATCTTTCTTATAATACTCTACCAACTTAGTCCACCATTCAGATTTCATATTACCACGCCACCAACCGCCCGGCGTTCCATATTCCTTGCCTTCTGTCTTTTTCTTTTTAAATAAATTCATGGTAGTGCTGTTGGGTGAACATTCATATGAGGCCTTGGTAACCTATAAATATCTCTTTGACCGGGTCGCTTCTTATCGTAATACCTAATACCTGACAAATGCAAATGATAAGTCTTAATATTCAATGATGGGTTCGAAACTTTATATCCTGCCTCTTTCAATAGGTAAGCTATCTTATTATCACACCCGGCAACGCCTTGCGTAAAATTAGCACTCTCAACCATTCTTATTGCGCCTCTGAATATCCAGGTATCTTGTGAGCCTGAGTTATTATAGTGAATAGCTGAGCCATCTGGTTGAACGTCCCATCTTGATAAAGCATAACATTCGTTATATTTAATCATTGAACAATCGAAGTCTTTATCAAAATATATATCAGAATTAGCAATAATATTTATATCATGCGAATCAGTATTTTCATTTATTGCGTTAAACATATCCTTGAATGTTGGCCTTCCTGAAATTTCGCATATACCCCAACCAAGTGATTTGTTAATCTCTAAACACTTTTGTAATTCAGCATTGCGAATCGGGTCTTTATCGGTGTATGTGTTAATGAAGAGGTTCATGCTATACTACCCAAGATTTATTCTTCTTGATTGAGTTAATATTTTGCTGTGTTACACCAAACCTTTTTGCTATTTCTAATGACGATTCAGATTTGCAAAGATTTCTTATTATACTAACATCTTCGATTGATAACTTAGCCCTGCCGTTATTTTCACCAACTATATTTCTCAAGCCTGTAGCATCTGCATGAGTTTGGTTTTCTAAATATGTACACCATTCAAGATTACCAACATTATTATTAGCCTTATCCCCGTCTTTATGATTTACACATGGCTTGTTTTCTGGGTTATGCATGAAAGCTAAAGCAACTATTCTATGAACTAAAAACTGTTTATACTTCCCATCTTTATTAAACCTTGATCCTAAATACCCATTATTACTTGTCAATTTCATTATTCTACTCTTCTTAATAGCAATACCACCGTAATTATGTTTAGTGGGTCTATCAATTGTTTTTATTTTACCCGTGTTACTTACTTGGTACAAACCATAAAACCCAGGAACATCAACCCATATTTCTTGAGTACTATCATTCATATCTTTGGTGTTATGTATATTACGCCTCTTTTTGCAGACTGTTCGCATAGTCCAGTATTAAAATAATAATTAAAGTTGTCTTTGCCATAAATTTTATCTAATGAATGTTTAACCCATTCAAAAGTAAATGGCTGTCCTTTATAAGAATCATACCCAAAACGATCATCATTTGTTTTGAAGTCATGGATAACGACACATGGCTTAATCCCTAATTGATGTATTGCATGAAGTTCGCCAAGTAGGGGACAGTTATTATTCCAATGCGCATCAGCGAACAGCATAGCATTACCTTCAATCCTTAAATGCCTCAACACATCTGCACTATTCCCGTGTATCGAGGTAATGTTTGGATGAAGTAAAAACTTACTACGAGCGATCTCGCAGTATTCTTTATTCAACTCAATGGTGTAAACTTTTTCGAAGTGTTGGGCAAGCCAAAGTGTAGTATAGCCTAAACAGGTCCCGGTTTCGATTACGGTCTTGATATTATACTTATCTAGTAGTATTAAGAACTCATCCTGAATGAAAGTATCAGCATTGAACGGGCTGCTTTGAAAAGGCATTAGAACGGGCTCCTTAATCATCTCTCCCTCCTTTCACCACGAACGGCAGCTATAACAATAAGAATTAGTAAAGCGAAGTTTAACACTCCGAAGATCAGATTAGCTGTTTGCATATTATGATGATTGTCTTTTTCTAACTGGTTTAGCTTGTAGTAATAACGAATCAAATCTTTCTTTCGGTATCATAAACACATCACCACGTTTGAATGATGAGCATTTACAGTCGAAAGAAACGAATCGCATTTTATTGATCTCGTATATTACTTCATGTTCGGCTGTTCGGAGGATCGTTGCTTTAACCGAATCCTGTGTATACCCAACGGCGGTTAGAAGTAAGAGGGATGATATGAGGAGAAGGCGGGCGGTCATTGATGTTCTTGTTTAGACTTCTTTAATTGGCTTAGTTCTTTTTTCAACTTATTTTCTTCGGCTTCTAGGTCAGCCATACGTTCCCCGATGTACTCATTCTTTTTTAGAGAAACCCCGTTAGCTCGTTTGAAATAAAGTTCTTGCTGTTCATTAACAAGTGGAATAATTTTATCCGCTAATTCCTGTTCGGCTTTTTCTTGTGGCGTTAATTCTTTTTTCATCTCAATACGCTTTAGCATGATTAACTTTCCCTTGCCCATTACTGCCGGGACAACCATACTTCGAAGTACTACACGAACACAGCGAAGCAATGATGCAAAGGAATATGATGAAGATTATAAAACGCATGGTAAGAGTTTAAATAGCCCCAGCGAACCAGGGCTAATGATTAACCTTCAGGAGTCGGAACCGGATTGTCTACCGATGCTCCCAATGCTTTTAATTTTTCAACGTTTGCTTTTGCAGTAGCGATAGATTCGGCACTAACACTATTGTTAGCAATTTCGCCAAGCAGTTTTTCATAATCTGCTGCGATGTCATTAGTAACGTCATTCAGATCGGTTACCAGTTGATCGAAATCTTCTTGTCTTGTAGGCATAGAAATTAAATTTTATTGTGAGTAATAATTTCACCCAAAAAGCCGGAACTAAGCCCGGCGTCCAATATCAATACAAATAATTAAGAGACTTTATCGCTGATCGTTTTTAATTTATCAAACTCTTGTTTCAATTTTACCAACCATTCATCCATTTGTTTTTCAAGCTGCGTAACTCTGTCATCTTGCTTCTGTGTGATATTGACATTAACATTTATTGTTAATGGATCTTCAAACTTTATTTTTAACCACATACACATATTTTTAATTCGTTAGGCAAAGTTACTAAAAGAGCCTCACGTAGAAACGCAAGGCGTTGTTGATTGATAATTCCAAATCGTGTGAATAAAGAGCTACTAATATAATTACTTTGTGCCATTGGCAATCTTCTCTGCTTGTGCAGCAGCGGCTTTAATAGTTTGTACTTCCTCGGTTATGGAAGTATTTATCTCGTCCCTTAATGCTACACGTTGTCCTAATGGCAACGCTAATACGCCCTTCCTTACTTGTTCAATACTGCGAGGTGTTCTCTTAGCACGTTCTTTTTTGGTTGCGACATCTGTCATGGTTTTATAGTTTGAAGGTGATTTAATTTATTATGTAGTTTTTCGGCAAACGAATATTTCATATCTGCTATGGTTGCCGATCTTTTATAATCACTCATTTCATCTAAAGAATTTTTTAATTGATTAGTAAAACATTCAATGCTACACACATCAAAATATTCTATACTATCGCCGCTATCGTTCCCCCATTCACCATGTTGATGTGAAAAATTAAACCAATCTTCAGGATAAGGCTTACCAGATAATAAACCACACACATCACACTTGCAGTCTATAACTGTAGCTTGTCTTACCATTGAAAAATCAGTAATATTCATTTCATATATTTAATCCTATCCCCTGCGCTTCTACTGCATCCAATAGAATAACCTTGTTACAGCTTCCGTCGGGAGTGCTAGTAAAAAACGCAAGAGATAAAATTGATTGTAATGTGATTTTAATCATAAGCTGTAACAATAGGACTAAGCTAACTAATCTAATCCAGACTAAAAAATTTATTTTATACTATCTGAAAACAATCTTAACTTACCAATGATCAAGTAAGTTATTTGACATTCGTTTGTGGCCTTGGTCTTTAAACTTTGGTTGCAATTAGTGTTCGGTGCTTACTAGTCAGAAGCAATAAAAAATTAACCTGGATTTCTATCCGGGTTTTTTTATTATGGTATAAAAAGAGCAAGCGGTAAGATATTCAGTAAAGTTTATATGGGTGCGACCCTGTTAATACAATACTGATTCGTCCTACCGCTTATGACATTAATCTACCCAGTGGGGGATCGAACATCCTTCAATTAACATCACTATGCAAATATAACAAAAGCCCCGATAAGAATACCAGGGCTTGTACAATTCACCATATTAAACCTTATCCTGTGAAAAACGTTATAGTGATGTAGGATCATCCACATCCTTACCAATCTCTTTTTCTTTTCGAACTACGTTGATGTTGATGATGGGTTGAATATTATTGCCTTCGTTGTCTGTTAATGCTGTCTTATCAGGAGCAGCATAACCCATCAACTTAACTAAGCTATCAAGTGCGCCTTTCTTATCAGTTAGTTTTACTTTTTTCAAATAGCCGATCATTTCACGATCATCACCTTTGCCATCATAAATATTTTCACTTTCTAACCCAGCTATTGCAGCAGCTTCGTCATCACTCCAATCTTTCGGATCTTTAAGTTTACCATTCTCATCAAAAATATTTCTTATGTCAACAAAACCTATTCGTGCATACTCTTGTGCAATGCGTTCACGAGTGATATTAAATGCTTTCCCCATTTGCGCACGTAGTTCGTTTATCCTGGCCTGAATGTTAGCATTAGTTAGCAGCCTTGATGCCTCTACGTTTGCTGAATCAGCGGCATAACCGGCATCTCTAGCGGCCCTGGCACCATTAAAATCAAGTAGGTAAGATTGACAAAAAGCCTCTTGTTTTTCGGTTAGTTCTATTTTTTGATCTTCTTCTGCCATTTTATAAAGTTATAGCTTTCATAGCAATTCAATAAATTATGTAAAAATGCACAAACAAGCAACTAAAAACCGAAAACACGCTATTTACTGGGCTTGCGTTGGATTTACTGTGCTCGTAGCCCATGAGTATCAGTCATTTGCTGCATTTACGCAGTAAACCATAAGATATAAAGTTTAATATATAAATAAGTAGAATACTATACTTATACTACTATCTGGCAGCAAATACAGTAAACGCAGCAAATCTTTGATTATCAATTTATATGAGGCAGTAAAAATGTAGTAAACGTGGCAGTAAAATTAGTATATCGTAATACTCCTATACCTTGCAGTATTTGCCTTGGCTGGTTTTCTTAAACAGTTTACCGAAGTCTTTATTTCGGATTGAGTTATCGAATCTTCGTTCTTTTAGGTTAAGTCTAACACATACTGCAGCAGCTTCAGCCCTTGTAAATTCATCCGGGAGGGTTTGATATAACAACTCTAAATCTCCAGGGAGCCCCGTTTCTATTTCACCGTTAAGTTTAGAAATGATTTTGATAGTTGATTCAGCATAGTATCGATACAAGGTCCATCCTTTATGAACTATTTCATCTGTGATCACAGGACCGGTTTGATCGTACATGATAGCAAGTATCTGTGTTAACCGGGGGAAGTATGCAGACATTTTAGCCTCGGTCCCGATGATATAAGATTCAGACTTTGAAATGATTCTTTTATTCGCTTCTTGTAATAATTGTTTATAATATTTTCTGTAAACATTTTTTGCTGTGTCTGTTATTGGTATGTGTATTTGATCAGCTTCACCGTTGTTATACTTCATACCTCCGAAGAATAAACTACGAACTAATATTTGCCAATCATCACACATTTCTTTTTTAGTTGTAAAAGGATCCGAATCTTCGTTTAACTCTTTGTAATCACATTCTACCATTAAGAACCGGGAGGCAAACCCAGAGCTTAAACGATCCTCAGTAAATATATTTTGCAATCTTACTGGTTGTGTTCCCATAAGAAGGTTTAGATTCAGATTAGGGACCACACGTTCTTTATTTTCATCGGCTCTGATCTGTGATATTCTGCCGCCGCTAAAAGCCTGTGTAAAAAAACTTATCGCATCGTTTGTCGCTTTAAAGTTACCAGCGTTTAATATTGTTTCTGCTTCATCCTGGTATATCCCGATGCCATTACGCTGTGTAATTGATTTATGAATATAACCCTCAGTCGTGCCGTCGGCTGATATAGGAATAAATCTGGATGGTTTTTTATCGGTGAATGCTTCTTTATTATTAAACGCCTCTGCTTTCTTTTTAGTCCATGCCTTCAGATCATCTTCAAATTCCTTATCTAAATTTTCGTGTGCAGATTTTAATGGGGCCT